CTCTTCAACTTCGGCCACGGTATCATTCCACAACAGCTTGGCGCTGGGATCATGAATCACCGCCATAGCCGACTGGTGCAGCTCTTTAACCCAGTCTTCCTGGTAGGTTTCGACGATTTTAAATAATTGACCACCACTATGCTGCTCAATGGTGCGTTGCATATTCATCATTACCGCATTGACACTCGTGCCCTGGCGAATGTTAGCCTGCAAGGTTTGCGATAAGCCGGTACGCATTTCCTGATCCCAGCGCCAAAGCCGATCAGACAACTTCAAACCATCCGGCCAGCGCTGATCAAACGCCTGCGCTACGAGCTGCTTTACCGTATCGCTTTGGGCAATCTTTGGCAATGTCGCCACCGCCAGACCTGCGGCACTGGTGATGCCTGTTTTCACCATCGTCTGCATACCGGTCATATAGTCGGCAAGCTGCTTTTGCGCCTCTTCGTCAATTCGCCAGCCTTGTGTCCAGAGCTTTTTAACCAGGCCAATAACAAAATCATTTGCAGATTCGGCAATATCGCCATCTCGCGTGATGATTTCTTGCGCCAGGCGCTGGTAAAGTTTAGGATAATCAGTCATGATCTAATCAGCTTGAATAATCGCCATTCAGCAATTTGTGCTGTGCAACCTGCATTAGCCACAAAACATGAGCATGCGTTAAATCTAGACTTGCCCTGAAATCTAATGTGCCGTCTTTGTTCCAGCCAATTAGGATGACAGAGTTAAGCTTCCCCATTGCTTCCTCTAAAACAACATCAGGGTTTACGGCTGCGTTTTTTGTTGGAAATTTTATGATTTTCATACTTCAAGCCCTAAAAATCCGGACGCTTCAGAATCGCTCTGCACCCCCAGATCGCTCCCCTTGGCTTGCTGCAAAATACGGTCGCCGTAAATATCGCCCGATGATTCAATCTCACTATCAATATCGCTCATGGTGGCAGAATCGGTATCGTCACCCAAAATCTGTCTGGCCAGCAGTTTTTTAAGGGCTTTGTCGAACTCGGCACCCATGTTCAGGCTGACGGCCTGCAGGGCGATCTGGAGCGCCTGTGTCAAATCCTTCAGATTGAAATCCTTCGGATAGGAAATATTGCCAGTGAATTCCTGCCATTGCCAAAGGTAAACCAGTTGCGCAATTTCGCACTCAGCCGCTTCGCACATTTCCGCCATGCCGACCATGCTGCTATTGGCTTCTTGAAAATGGAAAGACAGCGCAACGCCTGACTGCTGTACACCCCCCACAAATTCAAGATTTGCCATTTTGTAAATGTCGTCTACCGTTTGCGAGATATGCTTCATGTGCATATCAACTGCATCGGTTGACGGCGCGATAAACGCTGGCTTGCCGCCACCGGCAGGATTATAGGTAATGGCGTTATCGGTGCTGATGGTCATATCCTTCAGCTTTTCACGCTCGTTCTCATCGTTAATGGGAATGGTCAGAATCGAAAACACCTGGTCACGAAACATCTGCCGTAATTCTGACCGGCAGTTATACAGATCCCAGTTTAAACCGGCCAGATCATAGACAAAGGAATGCCCCCTGGAATCAGCCGGATTTAGCGGCTTGGCAATGTGCAAACGTACTACTGGAACCCGCCCAAGGTTATAACTGCCTTGTTCGACAATGTCATCACCGCGCTCAGAGCTGCTCAACGTCCAGCCTGTTTTGCTGAAAGTTCTGTAATAAGTTTCCCCGTCATCCACCTCGGAAAAGGTCACTTCTTCCCATGCACCACCTGGGTCTTTGCGCTCACGCACTAATTGACCAGGCAAGCGCAAAGATAGATAAGGATACGCCTGGTCAACAGCCGTTGGCCCTTGCTGTTTTGGTTTATCCACTATCACAAACACAGTGCCTAAAATCATCGCCAGGCGTTGATAGGCAAACAGCACCGTATCCAGTTTGGTGCCAGCGCCATCGGCATTGGCCATAAAGGTATTGTAAAGATCGTCGACTTCGCGAACGGGCGCTTTCTTCCACAGAAATCCCATATAAACATCAACGATCTTCCTGACAAAGTTGGGATAGACGGAAAGCTTTTTTCGCATAATGAACTTGTCATCACCTTCGCGAGAGTGCCTGAGCAGGTAATAGCCCCACAAAAAACCACCCTGGCCAGTATAAGAGTCCAGCAAGAATAAATCAGAATTCCGATCAATCAGCCGTTCTAATAAATCCAGACTATTATTAACATCGTCTACAGCCATTTTAACCTCATGGTTTTATAAGTATCGCCAGAAGAACCCTGGCTGGCGGCATGGTTTGCCAGCGCCAATGCCCAAAACCTGTCGGCATGACCATCGCGCGTACGCTCAGCCATAAAACGAATATTGCCCGCAGGCGTAACAGTCTTAGTCACTTTTCTTAAATCAGCACGAATCTGCGGCTTATTGGGTATCCGCAGTTTTCGGTCTTCCATTCCACCCCGCACGGGATACGCAAGGGCTTCTTTAACAGGCCCGGTAAAGGTCACACCTTCCACGCGATATTTACCAAATTCATCCTGGGCATCATCCACCCAACCAATTCCTAAACCGGTACCATCAATGGCGGTTCTGCGCATATGACGCATAATCGGCCATAAAATGGCTTCCTGATCAGACTTGCGCATTTTTTCCAGTTCGATCACCATACGGGTATAAAGCACGTCTCCCAGCTTTTCAAACACCCATAGCACGGTTAAATCTCGTGTGCGGCCAATATCAATTCCGGCATAGAATTCACCTTTTGAATGTTCCAGTTCAGCCAGCGTCATTTCCCATTTTTCACCAGCTGGGTATTCTGCGCTGGCAATCAAGTCGTATTCTAAAAAGGCGGCATCATCGTCAGCAGGTTCACACATATATTCCTGCTGAAAACTCTCTTCATCAGCACAGCCGCTTTTAATGAAATCAAAATAGGCCGCCTCATCCATGTCCTGCACTTCATGATCAGCAGGCAGTGCTTGTTGAAGTTTCCACAAAAAGCCCTGTTCCAAAGCGTTCTGTAATGTCACCCGATGCAGACTGATCTTTTTGGGATTACCGTGCTCACGCACTTCCCGGATTAATTGATTAAAAAAATTATGCGAACCCCTATGGGTGGAAATTAATTCCATCGAGCCGCCCCAGGTAATACCAGGGTACGCAATCGACCAAAGCTTACGTGGATCTGGATGCAGGGCAAATTCGTCCAAAATACGGCCACCGCGTTTACCCGCCTGGGCATCTGGATTACTGGACATAGAATGAATGCGCTTACCGCTTGAAAACTCCAGCACATACGCCGTTAAGCTGGACTTCTCATCAATTACTTTTTCACCCAGATCGGCAGCACCGATTTGTAGCACCTTGGCAAACATCTTGCAATCTTCAATAAAGAGCCGCGCTTGAAGATCGTCACGGCTGGATACCCACTGATCCCAGCGCTGACCGTCCATAGCTGTACGTTCATCCGCTTTATAAGCAGTTGACCAGCTAATCCCAACCTGCCTGGATTTTTCCATTATTTTTAAACGGGAATCGTCTTTAATCCACCTTTCCTGAAACGGTAAAAAAATCGCATCGGGTTTGGCTGGAACAATCAGCGCGTTACCCGGCATTACGCCCCCAGACCTAAAGCATCCCGAATTGCATCACGCGCGGCAATTGACACACCTTGCGCTTTCCCAACTTTTTCCACGACTTTAGCCGCTTCTTCACGTTCCTGTTTTCTGATTTCCGCTTTAAACTTTTGAGACATAATATCCATGCGCCCTAAATCAGCGAGTGCCTTGGCGATTTTGCTACTGGTTTCCGCCAACAAATGCGGATCATCGCCAGCCTCTTCAGCATCACGCAAGGCAATCGATAACCGCAGCAATCGAGTTTGCAATGTCCGAATAGTCGCCTCGCGCACCACACCTTCTGGATCTTGATTATCCGCCATTGAAGTTTTAGCGATTTGATACAACTGCCGTTGTTCGGCCATATCGCGTTCAAACTGTGCCTGAAACTCGGCACCATAGCGAAAAGCTGAGGTTTTGCTGATCCGGATCGACAAGCCGCTTTCTACAAGGCGTTCGTTTAACCAGACGGTCAGCCCTTCATAATCAGCAAATCCACCGGCCACCAGGCGTGCGTTAAATTCGTCCTGAATTTCACGCGGCACTTCGGTTTTGATTGCCGAACGTTTAGCCATTGCCTTTGATCTCTTCGGGGCGTGGATCACGAATACCAGGAATATTTAAAGCACCCATACAAACATCCAGGCCATCGCCAGTCAATGAGGCAATATGTACGCCACCCGACACCTGATCGACAATGGCATCCGCAGTATGATCCAACCACGCCAGTTCAATATGCAACTCACCGCGATTCAGAACATGGCCGCGCTCTCTCAGCTTGGTTAAAAGCGTTTCCTGATTTGCCATATAACTAGCGTTTTCGAACAAAATCATCAGAATCAGCAATCGCACATCTGGTCGGTTATTAGCCATGTTTTCCACCACTCATCATAAAATTATTAAATTGCTGAAAATTTTGATTCATAATTTTTAGCTGCCCCTCCATTTCCTTGCTATTGGCTAAAATTTCATCAACCCGCTTATGGATGTTTTTAATATCATCCCCGTCAATGGCATTCTCAATATCAGATTCTATGCGCGAGAGCCGTTCGGCATGATCGGATATGCGTGATGAAATAGAATCCCGCGAATCCTTAATGTCTTTCTGTAATTCATTTTTCATGGCTTTCAGTTCATCGTTTGCGGCCTTGCTACGATTACTGACTGATACAAAAATAGCCAACCCAAAATTCAGAACAAATAACAGCATCGTCCAGAAGTTAAAATCAAAACTCACATTCACTTTTTATCTCCCTCACCGATATAGTTTTTCAAGACGCTCTGCCTTAGCCTTGCAATGCACACAAAGGGTCACGCCCAGAATGCTATGCCGCCGCTCATCCGGAATCGTGCTTTCACATTCCTCACAGATCACCGCAGACACCGCACCTGGATCAACAGCTGTTCGCAGACGATGTTGCAGTAATGACAAATCCTGATGAAAAAGGCCGGCTTGATCGCCCTTTTCATCCTCAGTTAAGCGGTCGGGTGGATTCAGTAAAATCTCAAGCCCTTTCATATCCCTATTCTCCCGACCGTCGCCATTACGCGGTTTGTGTTGGTTGTTCTGCAGCCGCCGCCAGCGTTTCAACAACAGTTGCCACCCTGGTTGTCTCAGCATTTAAACTGCTGTTGCCAGACAAGTCCTCTGCACCCACAGCGGCAGTGGCAGCTGTGTTGATCACATCAGCCGC